AAAATTTATGTTTATGCTACTGGTGGTGGCGGAGGTGGTGGAGGCAATTTCCCTAGTGGAGGAGGTACTGGAGGCGATGGTGGAGCGGGCCTAGCTGTTATTCCAGTTTCAGCTCCTTACTCAGTCCCTGTGGTAAGTGGTGCTGAGGGTGCTGGAACTACTGCTCCAGGAGTTAATGGAACTGCAGGTGGAGCATCCACTTTAGACACAAATATAATAGTAGCTAATGGTGGTAGTGGTGGCCCAGGAAGAGATGGTGGTAGAGCAGGTGATGGTAGTTTTTCAGTCACTAGTCCTGGAACATCTTTAGTTGATTATACTCCATTAGGGCCAGATGGTAAAATTGCTAACTATTCTGGAGATCTTTATAGAATAGCTAAGGGTGCAGGAGGGCCACGTAATAACAATGGTGGAGCTGGTGCAGTCATAATATACGAACCACTAGGATAAAAATGGCAAAAGTTTTTTTTAATAAAAGAGGTATTTCTTCTGAAAATTTAACTCATATGTCTTTAAATGATGAGCAGTACCAAGAAACAAAACCATTAGCTTATCAAACACATTTTTTAGTAAAAGAGTGTTCTGATGAAGACTATAATAATTTTTATAGGGGAAGAAAAAATATTGTAATTAATGAAGACGAAAGTATTAGCTCTGTAGACATTCCAACAGAGGATATAAATCAAACTGAAATTCAATTTACTAAATCAAAAGATGACTTTTATGAAAAATTAATTGATTTTAAAGAAAAATTTCCTAATCATTCAAAAATTTCAGAAATAGACTCCATAATAAATTTTGTAGCAAATATTGATATTTCAAGTCTTACATTTCCTCATATATCTTTTAATAGATATTTAATAAACAACGACAAGTTTATAATATTAAATTTTATCTAATATTGTATTTTTTTAAAATACTCATATAAATAACGTATGTCTAATGTTATTAATTTTTCTGCACCTAAAAATTTAAAAGAATATCTTTCAGATGTTCTTCCTGTTCCAATTAAAACTAATATTCCAGATTGGTTTAAAAATCTTCAACACACCTTTAATAATAGAACTGTTAAAGGTTGTATGCCTTTTTTAGATGCTTTAACTTCAGGTTATTTATTAAAAATGCCTCAAGATTTATATTTAAAACATAATGTATGGAATGAAAATACAAAAAAATATGATTCTTTTTTTAAATATTCAATTGACCAAGACGTAATACAATATAATTTAAATTCTTCAGTACCTCAAACTCACAGACCAGAACAATTAGAGGGGTCTCCAATGATTAAAAAAAATTCAGGAAAAAATAATGATCTACCTTTTTATAAAATTTTAAATCCTTTTCACATAAAAACTCCAAATGGTTACTCTTGTTTGTTTACACCACCATTTAATAATAGGGACGACAGATTTGAAATTATCACTGGTATAGTAGATACTGATAAATTTGCTGCAGAAATTAATTTTCCTTTTGTAATTAATACTGATAAATATCCAACTTTGGAGACAGTAATTGAAAGAGGAACTCCATACGTGCAAATTTTTCCTTTTAAAAGAGAAGATTGGAAAATGGATATAAAATTTGAAAACAGATTTTCTTGTAGCCACCAGAACCCATTATATGTTTTTAAAAAATTAATACATAATTATAAAACTTTTATTTGGAGTAAAAAAAAATGGATGTAAAAGAATATATTAGTGTCCATGATAATTTTTTAAAATTAGAACATATAAGTAGTTTGGTAAAATGGCTTAATGGTCAAAAATTTACAGAAGCTCAAACTATAGGTGGCTTACAAAAAGAAATACGTTCAGCAGCATCGATTAATTTTGACTCAAATAGTAATAGCTTAACAAATGTTCATTGGTTTAATTTTTTAGTAAACAAATTCAGACAGCTAATAAATAATTATAATTCTTTTTTAAAAAGTGAAACAAATGTAACTATAATAAGAGAAATTATTGCTTTAAAATATGACGAAGGCGATTACTATAAAATACACACAGATAATCATACAAAATTTCCAAGAACACTAAGTATTATACTATTTTTAAACGATGACTATAAAGGGGGAAGTGTTAGTTTTTATTGTGCAAAAAAAAATCAAGAAATATCTAAAGTTTTACCTAAAGCTGGAAGAGTAATAATGTTTCCAAGTAATTTTATGTATCCACATACAGTTAATAATGTGGAAAAAGGTTGTAGATATTCAATAGTGTCATGGATAAATTAAATAATTTTAAATATAAAATAATTAAAAATTTTTTATCAAAAGATGAATTAAAAATTTATAGTGCATATGCCAAAGATATGCATAGAAAAAATCAAAATTCTTTTGATGAAACGCAAAATAATAATGGTGATACTTATTTTTATAAAGATAGCTTATTCCAATTTTTATTAAATGATAAAAAAAATATAATAGAAAAAGAAACAGGCATTAAACTTTTATCTACTTATAGTTTTTGGCGATGTTATACTTTTAATGCAAAATTAAATAAACACAAAGATAGAGAATCTTGTGAGATAAGTGCTACAGTACAAGTTGAGTCTAGCACTATTTGGCCTATTTACATGGATGGTAAAAAATTAGAACTTAATGATGGAGATGCAGTGGTTTATAATGGTTGTGATTTAGAACATTGGAGAGAGCATTTTAATGGAGACTATCAGATACAGGTTTTTTTACACTATGTAGATGCAAATGGTAAATATAAAAATTTTAAAGATGATGGAGGTCAAAGATGCACATAAAACAAAATAGAGAAACAGGAGATGGTTTTATAGAGTTTTCAAAACAAGAAATAAAAATAATTAATAAGAAAGGTAAACTAACTTTTACTACTCAACAAATGGGTGATTTTTCTCAAACATTAATGCACACGGCTGTTTCAATATTTAAAGTATGTGAGGACATAAAAGAAAAAAATAAAAAATTAAAATAATGCATTACCAAATAATTGATAATTTTTTAGAAAAAAATTTTTACGAAGACCTTTCACATCAATTAAAAAGTGAAAAGATACCATGGTTTTTTAAAAAAGAAGATACTCATGGAATAGCACCTAATAATAAAAACAATAACGGATTTTTTTCTTTTTGTTATTATAATCATTTTAAACCTGATCATATTTTATTTGAAAATCATATAGTGCCAATATTAAAAAAACTTGACATAGTATCTTGCATACAAGTTAGAGCAAATTTAACTTTTAGAGACCTCGACCACTTAGAGTCAAAATATCATACTGATAATATATCAAGTAACGTAACAACTGGAATATTTTATTTAACAACGTGTAATGCTAAAACGGTTTTAAAAATTAACAATAAAGAATTATTCGTAGATAGTGTTGAAAACAGGCTTTTACTTTTTGATTCTCCGATAGAGCATAAAGTAATTTATCAAAACGATTGTCATAAAAGATACGTAATTAACTTTAATTTTGTTAAAAAAAATAATGAACCATACAAACAAATTATTTAATGGATATTCTTAACATCAAAAAACCAATAATTGTAGATAATGTTTTGCACATAAATGACAATATGAATATCTTAGAATATATTTTTACTAATGGAAAATTTACTATTGGTATCAATAATCCAAGACCAAAAGCTCGATTAAAAAAAGCATTATATGATGAAGTACAACATGCAGGGTTTTCTATAATTTCTAAAAGTGAAAAAGATATAATTAATCCTTTTGATGATCCATTAAATTTATATGCTTTTGTAATTGCAAATCAAATAAGTAAAAATTTAAATTTTAAATATAAACAAATGGAAAGAGTTAATTATAATTATTATTGTAGAGAGCAGTGTGCCACTAGTCATACAGATTGTGAACATGACAATCGTATTTCAATATTATATAATTTTCATTCAACAGATGGGGGAACTGAAATTTTAGGTGAACAATACCAGGATATAGCTGGTCAAGCTAAAGTTTTTAAAAGCTCATGGCTTCATAATTCATGGCCAACTGTTAAAGATAAAGGCAGAGTCAATTTAAACATAAAACTCATAATATAAAGACCGATAAACCAAATAAAAAGGATAAGGTTTAATTAAGTATTACTTTAAGGTATAATAGCGTATGCCTTTAACAAATGTACAAATAAGACCAGGATTTAACAAACAAGTAACCGCAACAGGTGCTGAAGGTCAATGGACTGATGGTGATTTTGTTAGATTTAGATATGGATTACCAGAAAAAATAGGTGGCTGGCAACAAATTACTTCTCAAACTTTAGTTGGAGCGGTAAGAGAACAACTTGTTTGGGCTGATTTAGATGGTCGTAGATACGCAGCACTTGGTACAAACAAAGGTTTATTTATATATTATGAAGGAGCCTTTTATGATATTACTCCATTAAATACAGCTATTACTGGAATTACATTTGATACTACAGATACTTCAGCTACAGTTACTGTAAATAAAGTAGCTCATGGATTATCTGTAGGAGACTTATTTACATTTACATCAGTAACCACACCTGGGGCAGGATATGTAGCAGCAGATTTTGAAACCAATACTTTTGAAGTAATAACTGTGCCAACAAACGATACTTTTACAATTACGATGGCAACTGCTGCAACAGCAACTGTTTCTGCGGGAGGTGATGCAACTGTTAATCCATATATTAAACCAGGACCCTTAACACAAAGTTACGGTTATGGTTGGGGTACTTCAACATTTGGAGGAGCCTCTGGAGTTATATCTACTTTAAATGGAGCGTTGTTAGATGATACCAATGGTACTGGTGGTACGGGATCTTCTATTACACTTACATCCACAACTGGATTTCCAACATCAGGGACTATTAAAGTTGGAGCAGAATTTATTTCTTATACCGGAGTATCAGTTAATGACTTAACAGGTATTACTAGAGATGTAGCAGGAACACGTTCAGCTCACTCTGACGGAGCATCAGTAGAATTTTATACAGCATGGGGACAAGCCTCTACAAGCACAACTGTGTTACTTGATCCTGCATCATGGTCATTAGATCACTTTGGACAAAAACTTATTGCTACCGTTAAAAATGGTAAAACATATGAATGGGATCCAATTGATGTATCAGCCTCTGCTTTACAAACAAGAGCAACAGTTGTAAGTGGAGCACCAACAAGATCAGTCATGTCTATAGTATCTGAAAGAGATAGACATTTAATTATACTTGGAACTGAAACAACAATTGGTAGTGAAGGAACACAAGATAAAATG